TTTAAATTGTGAACCTTTCGGCCACACACCATAAACTGGTGCTGATAAACTCGGCGCACCATTTCGAAGAACAATTCCTTCACTAACACCGATAGTAAAAGTTTTAGCTGGTGTTGGTTTGCTGTTTTCCCATAGCTCCGCAATATCTCCATCATTTGCATAACCTAAAAGTTTGCCGCTGTTTTCAATGCGGTATAGATTTTTACGACCGTCTAGCTTTTGTGTAATTGTTCCAACTTCCGTCCACAATGTGTCTGCATTGATATGCTGAGAAATTAGCGCATCTGGATTTTTGTATATTGTTGTGAAGCGAACATGCTGACCGACTTTGTATTTAGGTTTATTGGGCTTACCAGGGTTCACAATAACTTCACTACCGTCCTCTGGCAACCCTGTTTGTAAATCTTGTGCAAGTTGCGCTTTGCTAATTCCCCACTGTGCTAAATATCCGTATGGATCAGTATGATCGCCCCACCAATTTTTAGTAATCCAATCATGAGTGACTATTCCGTATCCTGTACCATCATCTAAGTCAAACGTTGCACCAATCTGTGTAGCTAAATCACGAATCAAATTTACATATGCGGCATAGTCCTTTTTGAATGTTTCTTTATTATTCGTTCGAGCTAGTTCGATTTGTGCATATGCTTTTGCATTCGCTGTCGCACCTGCACCCCACTGAATTTGACCAGATGGCGCTAACTGCTTCACTCGACCACCAGAACCGACAAAATAAGACACATAAGCACTCGTCCAGTTGCGTTTCATATATGCCGCTTCGTTGTCTAGACTGTTTGGACCAACGTTGTTCCCATTTCCTGATTCATGCAAGACAATTAATTCATTGGTCGCATAGCCTGGAAAATATCCGCCAAAATCAATCGGATCTTGTTCCACTTGATAGGCATTAGCACCTATTGGTACAAAACTTATCGATAACACTAAAGTCAATAACATTTTAATTGATTTTTTCATGTTTCCTCCTAAACAAAAAGGCATAGCAGCATGCTATACCTTAGTTGAGTTTCTCGTTGATTTTTTCAACGGTAGTTTTAATTGATTCAACATCTTTTAATGAATCGGCTAATTTATCAATTGTTTTTTGATAATTTTGCTCACGATCATTATTTTGTTTCATAACCCAAAAAAGCAAACTGACGAATAACACTGCAAACGAAATTTGCTCTGGATTTGTTAATAATCCTTTGACAAACTCTTCCAAAATTTCCCCTACTTTCATTGATTTCTAAATTGAATAAACAACCGATCCAGCTGCCCAACTGGTTCGATCTTTCCAATTCAAACCAACGGCCAATGTCCCAGCAGTTGCACCAGTTGCCACGATGCGACCACGAATATCAAACGAACCAACTTTCACATCTCCGTTTGCTGCGCTAACCCGAATGGTACATGGATTATATTGACTTTTCATAGGTATCGCCCATTCTGGAAGCGTAGCAATCACATCATTTTGATTATTCGTTCCTTTTTCAACGTTAAAATTGATGTGGATTCCTCCACCGACTAATTCCTCAACGTATGTTGCGTTTGGGATCCCTTGATTACTTTGAAAACCATTTTGATAACTCAACACTGCGTATCTTTGGTTTCCAGAAAGTGAATTTGTCGTGATATATTCCACACCTAGCTTTTTCATTCCTTCAAAACTATTTTCTGGAACTGTCCAAGTACCAACTTTAAAACCAGCCATATGCAATGCTTTAACATTTGCTGTTGACAAGCTAGAATTACTATATGAGCAACTAACAGCCGCTGGAACACCTAGTTTTTTGATCTGAGTAATTACACTTTCGTTAATCGCATCAACAAAGTAATGTAGCTCTATATTAGGATAATAGGTTCTGATTGTGTTCAATATATTGGCATCAAATGAACCAATAACGCAATTTGCTTCGCCATATCCATAAAGATCCAACGTATCTTTTAATAAATCAAAATTAGCTTTGCTATAGGTTCCAGATTTAATTTCAATAACTGGAACTTTATTTAATTCTTTGCAAATTTTCAAATATTCTTCGAAAGTAGGCGGCGTTTTTTCTGCATCTGACAAACGAGATAAATTTTCTCCTGTGTCAATTCTTAAATTTCTAAATTGAGCTAGTGTCATAGATGATACTTTACCAGTTCCGTTTGTTGTGCGGTCCACTGTGTCATCATGCATAACTACCCACTGGCCATCACTTGTGACCTGAATATCTGTTTCAATGCCCCAGTGTCTGCGAACTGTTTTAAATGCTGGAATTGAGTTTTCTGGATATTCTGTGTTGTTTCCTCTGTGAGCAATCCAATTTAAACCCTCACCCCATTTTTGACGTTGTGCCTTCGTGTCATTTTGATAGAAATCTTTTGTTACTAATTTTTCTTCGATACCGTCAATTCCATCTACATGAGATTTCATGTAAACGGGTTTATCATTTTCAATTAATTGAAAAATATCTGCCATTACGCTTCACCAACTTTCTCAAATGTAAAAACTGGTAATGCATCCAGTTTTGCTTTATCTGTTTTCGACATCAAGCCGTCTTTTTCAGCAGAAGCATTGCCAGGAATAGTTGGAATAATAGTTGATTCAGGTAATGCTTTTACATCAGAAGCTGTTAATATAACCTCTCCTACATGGCCGTTCACGGATGAAACAGTACCTGCTCCAGCATCACCAAGTTTTCCATCTATAAATTCATTTAAACCAACAATACCTGCTGTGCTGGTTTGTACATCAATGGCTACGCCATCATTTTTTATTACATATAATTCTGGCACTATTCACCATCTCCTTCTACTTTTTCAAATTCAACACCAGAACCGCCTAATTTTCCCGCTTCATAATCAGCAATGATTTGTTTTAACTTCTGATACTCGTCTTTTGAAATCAACACGAGATCGTTTGGCAAACCTAAATCGCCAGGCGTTAAAATCACATCGCCAACATAGCCATTAACAGAATTTACTTTCCCTTGTCCCTTTAATAACTTATCTAATCCAACAACACCATCCGCATGAACTAATGGATAATATTGGTATTGAACACCACTTTCTGCTGTTTCCATCATTCGTTTAATTTCAACCATTAAATAACACTTCCAATCTTAAATGTGTTTTGCTGGGCATCATCAATTGTTGCAATGATTAACGCTCCTTCATTTTTAGGATTTTCAGTATTTCCAACAATTTTAATTTCATGGTTAACGGAAAAGTTATCATCTTGTAATAAATAAAGTGTGCTTATTTCACTGTATTTTTTTGTAAATAAGCGTTTCTCTAGTTTCTGATATAAATAGTCCATATCTGCTAACAAGCGCTCTGTAAGTGAATTGTGGCGTACTCCTTGTACGTCCACACGTGCATCGATTAACTCAGCTAGCATTGTTCCGCCAGGATCGACCGTCTTTAAGATATCTTTGATTGATTCAAACCACAAAAGGTAATCTGATTCTTGGCCATTTCGCCAAGCTTCAAATGTATCTTGTTGATTTTTACGCCATTTTTCAAACTCTTCTTTTCTAGCGTTCATCCATGCTGTGAAATCACCTTTATTTTCATTGATAAAGGCGGTCATGTCCGCTATTAAATCTTCAATTGACTGCCAGTATGACCCCATTTCGCCTTCCGTTTTAGAAGCTGCTTTAATGACGAAATAAGAAAAATTCTGCGTTGAACCAATTAATTCTTCACCGTTATAGATGGTGAAATAGGCCTCTTGGCGATGTAGCGACTGCATAGAACATTCATCAAAAGTGTACTGAATGATCCCACTACGCGCATCTACAACCGTTGCTGGCCGCTGAATAGGGTATTTATTACTGATTACAGATTCAAAAAATACCTTGCAATTAGTTAGATCTAATGGCAAAGCATTTTCTACGATATTTACTTCTAGTGTTTCAGTGTTTTTATTTCCTTGTCTAACATTAATAATGCCGACATAATTATAAGGCTCAGTAGTGCTTAGTGTTGCTTGCCATTTAACCATTTGTTTGCTCCTTTCTAAAAATTAATAACATCACGCGGATTGATTCGTTGCCACTGTGCGCCTTTCCATACTTCAAAATGGAGATGAACGCCAGAAGCTAATCCAGTTGCTCCCATGATTCCCACACGTGAATTAGTTGTTACTTTGTCGCCTACTGACAAATCGACCGAATCCAAGTGACCGTAATAGGTCCAGTAGCCATCGTCGTGCTTAATTACTACGTAATTTCCGCCTGTCCCGTCATAAGTAACAGTTTCTACTGTACCCGAGCGGGCAACATAAACAGGTGGCATACTTCCAGCAGGCATCGATGCAATATCAATACCACCATGAATCACATTTGTCCCCCAGCCGATCTCATCCCATTCTTGAGTAATAGTGTAACTAGAACGTACAGGATTAACCCACTTATTAGTTCCTGGTTTTAAATTGTGTAGCAAATCATACCAGTATTGCGCCAATGGAATGCGTTCTGGATGTGTGACCGCTGGACGTTCAAAGTTCGCTTCAAATGCCATCGTGGCTGTGCCAATATCTGTTAATGCTTTGAACTCTGTAACGGAATATGGATAAGCTGCCGATGGAATGTATTGGCCATTATGCATATGCCAATCAAGCAACTTCAACTGCGTAGTAATGTTTCGATAGTCACCACTGATACCAGCTTGAGCCAATAATCGTTGCACATAAGCACGACCACTTTCACCAGCAATTGGCGATGTCCATTGAACTAGACCGTAACCAGGGCCGCCACCGCCTTCATCAATATCAGGCATAATTCCAGATTCTTGATCCATATTTCCTAAAATTCCAGCGGCCGCTTGTTCGCTGTAGCCTTTTGATTTTAAGAACTGCCAAACTGCCCAAGCGTTTTTCTCT